GGCCGAAGCCCCCTAGAAGATAAGTCACACGAATTAAGCAGAAGCTTCAATAACGGTAGTGACGTTAGCGAACGTATCGGTGAAGCAAGCATCCGAATGGAACTTAGCGAAGGCCTCACGCATCTCACCCCGAACCGTAGTTTGGTTGTAAGTTACGTTGTCACCATCTTGCTCGAAGAACCTTACAGAAATGCCCTCACGCTGGAACAACTGCCCTACGTTCTGAGAATCCATTACGAAGAATGAACCAGCCGTTACCGCTGAAGACTCCTGAATTGGAAGACCGAAGATAGTAGGCGTGTTGTCAACGAAGATGACGGGGGCAGTATACTGACCATTAGTGTCACGAGCGTAAGCCAACTGAACTACATCTTGTGGGTTCATAAGGATCGCATCGGGAGCGTAGTCGCTAGCCTTCAGGATTCCGATACCAGCAAGGATACAATCGAACTTAGTCGAAAGACCGTTAGCGATAGCATCCTCAAAAGAACTACCAACCAAATCGGCGTCGCTCTTAGCACCATTGCTCAAACCATACAGGTTAGGGGCCGTTCCGTTACCAGTCAACAACTGAGTGTCCTCAACATTGTAGATTTGGCGTGGGAGTTCGTAAGCCAGGTAAGAAGTGATTCCTTGGAAGTCGGACAACATTTGGTTAGACAGACGCATATAACCAGCGATGGTCTGAGCGTTGTAAGTAACCAAAGCAAAGTCCTTGTCGATTTGAGGCTTAACCGTACCCTCAGCAACGGTAGTAGGCGCACCTTCGCCGCCGCTAACATCGGGGAACTGAACCGCGTCACCGCTCATAGAACCTTGACGGAGTGCATTCCGTACACGGAACTTGCGCTCAACTTCAGGAAGGATAGGCAAATAAGCGTTGTCAACGATCTGAGTAGTAGTAGCAGCGGTAGGCATATCACCAACGGCCTTAACCTTCAGGTCTTCGATGTTGAAACGGCTAGACTCACCCTTAACAAATGAACGGAACCCGTCAGAGTCCATAGCGTTCATAAGAGCCTCTTGAGTAGTCTTAGCGACTGCGTCCTTGTCCTCCATTCCGTTAGCCTTGAGTTCGTTCACACGAGCCTCCAGGTTAGCGATAGAAGCGTTAGACTTCTCCAGTACCTCGTTGAAAGCGTTCAGCTTTTCCTGAGTGTATTCTTTTGATGCTTCCGCACCAGCGTTGATAGCACCATCCAAGTCTTTTTTGATGGCCTCCAACTGTGTTTTGATCTCTTCCACTTTTCTCGTTTTAGGAAGGTTAAACATTAATTGACTTCCACAATTCTAAGACGTTCAACGGCTCATCCTTCGGAGTGTCTTTCAACGGCTCTTTAGTGACAAGTGTATTAATCAACGCTTTGAGTTGCGATAATTCATTTTCAATGGTAACAAATGTAGTGTCGGTAACATTAGCCCCTTTAATAAAGGACTCTAGTACTTCCATTCTGCCCTCTATCTCTTCTAAACTCTTCATTCCTACAAAGGGAGTGTTTTCATTAGCACCAAAGACCACGCTAGAACCCTCCCTTAGTTTGGTTTCGGTGATTTCGTAGCCCTTTAGCTTATTGTTGACATCTCTTATTTCAGAGAACACGAGCGGAACGAAACCTACTGAATGCTCTTTAATTATACCTTCTTGGTACATCGTAAGCACATCTTGAGCGAAAGGCCGCTTAGACATCTTGGATTCAAAATAAAGCCCGAAGTCATCTTCCTTCAGTTCCGTGATCTTACCAATAGGATTTAAAGGGTCGTGCATATACAAGTGCCCAATTCTACCTTTACCCATTGGCCCGTTTTCCTGAATACTCTTAGCGTAGGAGCCTCTTCGCATTATGTCCCCTTGGCTATCGACATTGTCGAAGGCTGAGAAGTAGCCGGCAACGGTTCCCTTTTCGGTGTCCACGTCCTTTAACTCTAGGCTCGTGTTCTTAGTGGTGTATACTTTATCCATACTCTTATTTTCTTGCACAATCTTTTTAGACCAGTAATAAGCTGGCTTCCCTCCCCAAGCGTCATACATCAAATTTCCACACTTCTCATAGCTTCCCCCATCGTAATACTCAGAAGCCCTAGCTAGGTAGCTATAAACCCTCTTAACGACATCTAAGGACAATTCACGGCCCTTGGCTAGGTCGTTCGCTCTTTGCTTCCCTACATCCGTCCCACACGTCCCCCAACCATTTTCAGCCACATAATCCAAAACCCCTTGGGCCTTGTCAATGATTTCCTGAGTTGGTTTAAACATAGGGTCTAAGATAATTCCGTGGGTTCTTGCCCCTTTGGGTAAAAGCCGTAGGTCTTGGCGAACTGCTCCCTTGACCTTAATGCCCATCTTTCACCGTCATAAATAAACGGGTCTTTCTTATTTTCCACCAAAACAAGTGGTTTACCTAACTTAACTGACTTCTCTAATAAATCAAAGTCATAACGATGGGGGCCAACTAATTCGTAAGCCCTTTCCCCATACTTCTTTATATAGTCTTCTATTGGGTTAGATTCCATTCTCTTCTAGTATTTCGTCAACCATCTTAACCATCTCGTCATAAAGCGACTTGTCAAAATGCTCAAAAATTGGATTTCCTAAAAATCTATTCTCCATAGAGTGAGCGAAAAACTCAGCTTGTCTGTTTATGTCTTTCATCATATACGCTCTACTATGACCGTAGCCCATCCCATCACCGCTTAAAGCCTGCATCGTGTCCGCATAACCTCCAAAAGCCTCAACTATATCCTCCTTATTCATCCCCTTCAAAGACCCTTTCTTTAGGCCCATTCTCTCTTCAAAGAATTCACCAACCTTACTGTCGGGGGTGTTCCTTAATAGTTGCTCCCTTCTCCAGTAAACTCTAGTTTCCTTGAACTTATCTTCAACCTCGTCAAAATATTTTTTTCTTTTAATGAAGGCTTCTCTTTCGGCCCTAGACAATCCACTTTTATAACCCTTAGACTCAAGTTTTGAAAATAATTTCAGGAAATTACTATTAGGGTCAGCATCATTAAAACTCCTATGTCTAATAATGTTTTGCCTTTCGTGAATAGCGTGTCCGTACTCGTGGTAAATTATTCTAGCATTGCCCCTATTTGTTCGCCTTATTCTGTCGGGGTCAGCTATGTTAACGGTATTTTCTATGGGGCTATAATACGAACCCTTTTTTGAATCGTGAGTTATTTTATTTATCCCAAAAAGATTGCCCTTTCTATTACTCTTCTTCGGGGCTATGGATAGTAGTTTCTTAAACCTCTCATCAATATCGGGAACCTTTATTCTCTTTGATTTATACCACTTAAATAACTTACCTAGTGAATTATTAACCTCTTCTGACACACCAAAACCCGTGGGCTTAACATCTTCAGGAATTATAGGCGTTGGGATGTTCGCTTGTGGTGGTGGGGGTGCTGGTGTTTCCTCTTCGATTCTTCGCCAACCTAACGCACAACGGCAGTTGATTACTTGGCTTGGGCCTCCCCTTCGGTCACCTGGAAACTGCATCTTAGCCCCACCAACCTCGAAATCCTCTTCTGCTCCTATGGTTTCGCTCCGTTTCATCTCGTTGTGAGAATTACGGGTTCTAGAATCCTTCTTAGCAATCCAATACTTACCCATTGTAACCCCGTACTTCTGAAACAATTCCTGAGAACCTAGATACTCACCGTAAGAAGCGGCACTAAGGGTTTCAGTTCGGGCTATTCGTTCAGCTTGGAAGCGTGAAGTTCTCTTCAGGTTCCTTAGAAACTTATCGTTTTTGAGTGCATCGGTTACCGCCCTTATCCCCTTTCCGTCTTGTATAGCATCGTAGACAACCGAATTAAGAAGCCTTTGCGCCCCAATCTCAGAAGTTAGGCTAATGGTCTTTATTTGGTTTAGATTGCTCCGAAAGTATTTCCCAATGGCCTCGGTCTTCCATTGCACCTTGGGGATACCTTCGCTTAGATCACTCTTAAACTTGCCTTGTGCGAAGTCCTTAACGAACTGGTCAGAGAACAAATAGCCAGCATCGAAATAAAGGTCTTCAACTAGCTTCTCTACATCAGTAGAAGGGTAGTTTATGGGGTAAATGACGTTTTCTAGGTTACTTAGGTCGGCCCCCTTTATATACTTTAGGTTAGCCTTGTAGATTTCTTCCGTGAGTTCACGAGCGTAACGCCTAGAAATCTTGTCCCTACGTTTATTAACGTCTAAATATCGCTTGTCGGCTGGGCTCATTCTTCACCTTCAAAGCCGCTTAAATCAATTGGCGTAAGGCTAGAAGGTACATAGACTTGATTCATATCAGCGTCCTCAATAGCGGCAAGCCCCATCATCTCACGCTTTTCATTCGGGGTCATCCAGTAAGCACCACTTAAAGCAGAAACTTGCTCCTTCTTGTCGGCCTGAAGTTCGGGAATCTCTGAAGTGTCAAACTTGAAATAAACCCCCTCGTCATTCATAAACAAACGATTGAAGGAATATTCAAACTTGCTCAGAGTAGGTAGGATAGAGTCCGTGTAAGCTTGCTTTCTGTACTGCTCTTGATTCGAGAAGGTGCTAGAATCGTTGTTATTGAACAGGCCAACGGGCAAATTATAGGCGTTGCAAACGTCACTAAGGGAAAGGTCTAGAACCTCCATTATCCCCATATCGACTGGAGTAATACCGAAGTTGATATAACCCAGGTCACCGACACCAACACCAATAGAATTAGAATTTGAGTTCTTTCGGACTTCCTTAATGCTTTGGCGCATCTCGTTAATCTCGTCTTGAGTCCACGCATCTTTACCCCCCGCGAAGTCAATTCCCTTATTGTAGAGAATACCAGCGGCTCCTTGGTTATCCATAGACGCTTTTTGGGAATCATAGCCACTATTTGAAGTCTGAATTGATTTAAAGGCGGCTTGTAAAGGACTTTGTCCATAAAGGTGTTC